AGGCCATCGTCTTGTTTGCCAGGCCGTAAAACCTTTCACGCACGTACCACCTGGGCTTGCCCTTGATGAAATCAACGACCGATGCGGGGTTTCCATAAGGGTTGTCCGACGAATGAAAGAACGCAACGGCCCGCTTGCCGTCTCCCTCAATGCTTCGCATAAGACGGGGAACCTTTTCAAATTTCCTGTTTGCGGGCATTGCCGGCTGGCCTTCGTTTCCGTCAACCCACGCAAGACAGTTCTGCAATTCCAAGGCCCTTTCCGGCAATTCCTCCCCTTCGTCCTTCGGGCAAAGAAACGCAGTTGCCTCCTTCATTACCTCGGCCCCGTCCTGAAACATCTTGCAGGTTGCCGAATAGCCCTTCACAGGCGTGAAGGTTATGAGCATCTTCGACAAAGGTGATCTCGTGGCCAATCTTAGCTCCAAACTCTCGACCCAATCTGGTGGAACAAGCTCATCCGTCCACGCAATATTCAGTTCGCCACCTTCTATTTTTTCCCGGTCCTGTTCGTAGTTTCTGAAAATGCACTCGCTTGAATTGCTCAGAACGAATTTGGAATCTGAGAATCCGTACTTTTGATTGTAACTGATGTATGCGACTTGCGTCCGGATCTTCCGTCTTTGATCAGGAGGAAGATATTTCCACATAAGAGGGTGCTGATATTCGACTGAATTTTGATTGCTCTCATGGAAACACCACGCCCGGGCCCCCTGGACGTATTGGAGCATCTGCATCGTTCTCTTCGCGCCGAATTCACTTTTGCCCGAACGATTTCCACCATTCAGAAGAAGAACGTCAACCGGTTTGGTGTACCCCAAGGCCAACCTTATTCGCTCACACTCCTTCTTGTCCAACCAGGGCCATTCGAGAAGAGCGTCGCATATCTTCCAAATCGGAGGCTCCCACCCCCTTCTGAGGGGATCCCTTTTCTCCTCCGCAATCGCCTCTTCCCTGGTGACCATGATCTCCGCAAACCTATCGGCCCCCAAGATCTCAGCCTCCTCCAAAGTCGGAAGCTCGAAAATCGGGTGCGGAGTCGGAGAAAAGGTCATATCATAAAGAGAAACATGGTTCCTGATACACTAGGCAGATAAAGATTTGCCCGCCCGGAGATCTCCCCACGGGTCCACAACACCTTTGTTTCTCAAATTCATTCCTCCTCCAACCTTCTCTGTGCCTCTTCGACGTATTCGTTTACAGCCCTGTGCGCTACTGTCGAAATCTCCAATGGACTAAGATCGGACTCCCCGCCCACCTCCGCATCATATGCCCGAAAGAGGCGCAATATACTTTGCTTGAGAGCAACCTGTTGTTTGTATATTTCCTTGTGACCCCACCAAGGGTTTTTGTCCTCCTCCCATTGACTACTCATGCCTTCCTCCGTTTGAATTGCTTGAATTGCTTGTTGAACCTGGCCATCCTCGACTCGGCCGAGGCTTCGTCTTCCGGGACCGGAGGTTGGTAATACCTGACCTTGCCAAAGACCCCGGTTGTCTTGTGCCCGTTTGGAAAACCAAAACACTTTGGCCCCCGCTTACTTTGACTACTCATGTTATCAATTGGTTTTCGTGAGGTGGACAGCATATGTCCTCCTGGTCCCACATGAATGCCAGGATAAGAAGGTGCTGAATTTCCACGTTTTGTTCGTTTTTAATATCGTTCATGTCAATGCGCATAGACTAAGGGGCGTTCACTCGATTTGTTTTTGTACTGCCAACAATCCTTGTCGAACCATAGATGCCGGACCGGTTCTTCCCCGTTTTCCCTTTGAGCAAGAACCGCAAATACCGCATCATGCTGATCGACCCACCCCGAATCATCGAACACGGGGTTGTTCTTTTTTTTATAAAAAGCCTCTTCCTTGGCCTTGTTCCTCCAAACACACACCACGTTATGCGCGATATTGGTGACGTGGACCGATCCCCGCACCATGTGCTTGTTTGGCCACCCCTTTTCCTCCGGGCGCTTCATGTCCGGCTTTTTTGAATGCGCAACCAGATGGACATGGACGTTGTGCTTAACCGCAAAGTCACAAAGCGAGTTCATCAATTGCTTCAAGCGGGCATCCTCGTCCTCCGGGATATCCAATCGCATCAACGAATCGATCACGAAATGGGAGATCCCGTATTTTTTCGCAGCATATCCGAAAACTTCCAAAACTTCATGCGGGGTCGCGGTCCCAAGTTTGTCGTAAATCCAAAAATGCCGAGAGGCCCAATCAAGAGCGAAATCAAACTGCTTTTCGTCGTCCGGCTTGAATTGCGCAAGACCCATTCTCATGATTGCCTGAAGATTCTTTTCTGGCTTCATCTCAAGACTACAAAGGCAGGACCGACGGCCGAGACGGGTCATGTGAACTAACATATAATTAAGCAATATGGTCTTTCCGTGCTTTGAATATCCCGTCCAGACTGTTATCTCGCCCGGGCGAAACCGAAAAGGGAAGCTATCCCCAACCCCAAATGGGGTAGGATCACCCGCTTCCTCCCCGTCGGACGGCCAAAAACAGTCCCATATCCTTTCCCTGAATTCCCTTGCGGTCTTCAAACTCTTGGGGTCCATATTGGACGCACAGGGAAGCAAGCCTTCGTAGAAATCCGACCCGTCGTAACCGGCCAAAATGTAATCATTTGCGTCCTTTATCCCATCAGGCCAGTCGATTATTCTGCTTCGCTCACGGCCCAACCTGCGGGCAATGCTTTCGGAGGCCTGCCGGCCGATCTCATCGGAATCGGTGGCGAATATGATTTCCGTAAAATAACTGATCCAATTGTCGTAATCATGCTCGATCCACTCAGCCGACTTGTCGTCCCCTGTGTCAGTCAATACCTTTGCCCCATACGGGACGGATACGGCCGGACATCCCATGTCGAACATCGACATGGCATCAAGTTCCCCTTCGGTAATATACATGGTCGATTGATTCTCCGGCACGGCCGGGATACCAAAAAGCACCTTGCGACTGTCCTTGGTGGTGCGAATGTAGTCCTTGTTGTCGGGATCCCGCCATTTCAGCATTTGAATCTCTCCCTTTGAATCAATAAAAGGGAAGATCACGCAGAGGGGGGCATCTTTCGACTTGTCATACGGATACTGACCCTGGCCTATTCCGTAAGCCCGGATGGCCTCCGGTGTTATTTTTCTGTCCTCAGTCAACCATAGCCAGGGCCGGGAGCCTTCCTCAATGGGTTTCAGGAAAGATGCCGTCTTGTCGTCAAGACGCTCGGGCCGACGAGGTTTGGCGCTTTGGCCCTGGTACGTCTTTTGAAAAGTCGGAGTCACCGGCCTGTAACCCACGAAATCAGAGGCCTCTTTGACGGCCGTTTTGAAGTTCACCCCCCTGGTCGCCATCCATAAAGCGAATATGTCGCCTTTCTCTGACGGCTCGGCATGGTCAATCCAATGCCCGCACTTAAGCCCATCCAAAAGGGTAACCCTTAAGCTTCCCGTATTTTTTCCGGGATTCTTTGAACTCTGATCCTTAACATTGGACGCAACCCATTCCTTTCGCTCTTCTCGGCCGTTAGGGAGAAGATAAGAGCAAACGTCCCTTATTCTGTCACAGAGCATTTTTTTTATCAGAGCTCCATCAATCATCTTTTTTGTAGTTAAGCCAAAAACCTTGAGTGTCTTCCGGGCGAATATCGTCTTCCGATCCGACCGGCCGGAGGTGTCGCAACTGGCCTTTGACCACTTGAGCCCGCCAGGTATTGTCCCAACTGCCTGATTTTCGGGCCTCGGACTTGGCAAGTGATCGGAACAAATCAAGGGCCGTTGCGTAATTCAATCCGTACCTGGCAACCCAATCGGCCCTAAAGCCTTCCGGAGGAGTCCAGGAATCCGGCAAAGGGTGCTTGCCGGGGGGGGCGCTCTTTCGACTGTTTTTTTCAACACTCAAAGAAAAATCACCTTCGAGAGGTTCCATGGACCTCTCGGTTAATATATTCTCTTTATCGAGCGGAGCGAGACGCGCACGTGCGTGAGGGAACCGCGCCAAATCCGCGCCAAATCCGCGCTGATTCAGCGCTGAATTCAAGGCTATTCGGATGGCTCCGGCCTTCGTTTTAATACCGTTTTCTTTCATGTAAATGATCAATTGATCGGATTGGGCCGGTGACAGATCAATGCTCAAGCGGGGCATGGTTTCATCCTTTCCAAGTACTTGCTGAGAGTTGATTCGGGGATCAGGACGATGCCCGTTTCTCTCCTTGTTACGGGGGCCAGGCCGTCTTGTCCGTTGGACTCCACTCCCTTCTTTATCATTCTGCTGATCGTCCGTTGGCTACAGGATAGCAAATCGGCCACTTCTTTCTTCTTGTAGTGCTTCTCTATCATTTTAGTTTTCCTCTTGTTCTTGGGTGTCTGACGGCAAGTACGAGACTTCCGTCGCTCTTGGTACGAACCGGGACGAGTTGCCCAATTCTAAATAGTGTGTTCTGCCGAACCCGAATGTTCTTGATAGCGGTCTGATCGCCCTCCGGATCAACGCACCCCAGTAACTGGGCGTTGGGCCATGCTTTTGCCACTTTGAGCAAAAATGGAGGGTCTTCTTTAGGTATTTCATTAGCATCCACTTGTAGTTCCCGTAAAAGCCATTCTACGGCCGTCTTACGGAGTAACACGGAACGGCCATCAAAAACCCAATGTTCCCCCTCCGTCAAGCATCTTTCTCGAAACTTTCTGACATACTCCCTGGCAATGCCCATTTTCTCTGCCAGTTCCTGTTCGTAATACTCCCCTTTGTCACATTTTTTCCGGGAGTCGATGAGTTTAGTGCTATTGGGTCCCTTTGGGAAATTCGCAACCCCCCCCCCCCCATCCGCGATTTTAGGAAGACACGTGTCTTTTATGGCTTTTTTTGGTGTTCTAGGGCCAGTTTTGGGTCCCAGGTGGATCGGATGCCCGGGTAGATCGCTTTTCCCTGGCCTACGCAATTGACTACTCATCCCCTGATCCCCCAACGTTTGACCGATCGGCCGCGCTCGGGCCGTCCCCTTTTGTTTTCGTTTCTCGGCCGTCCAACCCATCCGATCCAACGTTTGAGCAGTCGGTCACCTCGGCCTCGAT